CTGCATATACGAATGGTGGTACTCCAACTATTCTTATGACAACTCCAACACAAAAAGTAAATGTATCTGCATTTACAGGTGTTGCAGCTCAACGTTACATGGCACCTTCTAACAAAGCTACTACAATTATTGGTGCTGCTGATATTTACTTATCAGACTTCGGTACATTATCTGTTGTTCCTAACAGATTCATGACTGCAGATTCTGGTGACAGTGGTGAACAAGCATTTGTTCTTGACCCTGAGTACGCAGCAGTTGCATATTTACGCCCATTCCAAACAAATGAATTGGCTAAATCTGGTGACGCTGATGTAACTCAACTTTTAGTAGAATATACACTAGAAGTTAAGAATCAAGGTGCTCACGCAATTATTGCTGACTTAGCAGAGTAGTTATAACTTAATGGAATTTATTCCGTTATTGAGTGCAGAGGTTGTAGGTCATACTTACACCTCTGTCATTCTTTTTATAGTGACATTTTAATATGCAACCTACAACATTTAGAACAAACGTTGTCCATGATACTGATGATGGTTTAGTAATTGAAACTAGACAAGACATTACAGATATTATTGAGGACAATCACAATCAACGCAAATATACAGATAAACGCACTCGTTGGGGTGATGATATATTTGATAACAAGATAGCAAGTATTCCTATGACTGTCTTTGACGAATTAAACAAAAAAGGTATTATGCGTGGCTTCCATGTCATAGACCAAAAAGGCTTTAGAAAATTTCTTAATGACCCAGATAACAGAGTGTTTCGTACACGAGAAGGCACAGTATAATGGCATTTACAACATACACAGAACTAAAAGCATCTGTAGCTGATTACTTAGCTCGTACAGATCTAACAGCACAAATCCCAGACTTTATTACACTAGCAGAAAAAAGACTTAAAAGAGATTTGCGTATTAGACAAATGCTTAAGGTTGTAACAGCAACTATGACAGCAGCAGACGCTACTGTAGCCTTGCCTAGTGACTTTCTAGCAATGAGAGATTTACACTTATCTACTAACCCTGCAACACCTATAGAGTATTTAAGTCCTAGTAACTTTTACGCTAACGCTAGAACAACAGAATCAGGTAGACCTTCTAAATACTCAATACTAGCAGCAGAGTTTGTTTTTGCACCTGTACCTGATAGTGCTTACACACTTTCTATGCTTTATTACGCAGCACCTACAGAACTCAGTACATCTGTATCATCTAATGTATTCTTGGCTACTTGCCCAGACCTACTTCTTTATGGTGCATTAGGTGAAGCAGAGCCTTACTTACTAAATGACGCAAGATTACAAACTTGGGCTACTCTTTATGATAGAGGCGTAATAGCTTTATCAACTTCAGATGATTCTAGTGAGTATGGAAGCAGTCCTTTAACAATAACAATCGCATAGGAAAATATCATGGCAGAAATGAGTAATTATTTAGAGAACGCTTTAATAAACGTAACTCTACGAGCAACATCTTACACAGCACCTACTACAGTATATGTAGCATTATATACAACAGACCCTACAGACGCAGACACAGGCACAGAAGTTACTGGCGGAAGCTATGCTAGAACAGCAGTTACCTTTGCTGCACCGTCTAACGGTGTTTCTACTAACTCTGCTGACGTAACGTTCCCAACTGCTACAGCAAGTTTTGGCACAGTAACGCATATTGGTTTAAGAGATGCTTCTACAGCAGGTAACTTACTTTACCATACGCCTTTAGACACATCTAAAACTATTGCTGCTGGTGACGTATTTAAAATTACTACTGGTAATCTTTCAGTTACATTAGCGTAAGGATAACTCATGGCTCTCGTAGTTAAAGATAGAGTACAGGAAACCAGTACTACTACAGGCACAGGCACGCTTACGCTTGCTGGTGCAGTATCTGGCTTTCAATCATTCTCTGCTATAGGCAATGCTAATACTACTTATTATGCTATTGTAGGCGGAACAGAATGGGAAGTAGGTCTAGGTACTTATACATCTTCAGGCACTACTTTATCTCGTGATACTGTATTAGCATCTAGCAATGGTGGAACAGCAGTAAACTTTAGTGCAGGTACAAAGAGTGTATTTGTTACATATCCTGCTGATAAATCTATTTATGATGACGCTGCTGGTAATGTTATAGGTCTTGGCACTCCTGCATCCGTTACACTTACAAACGGCACAGGACTTCCAATATCAACAGGTGTAAGTGGTCTTGGAACTGGTGTAGCTACATTTTTAGCAACACCATCTAGTGCTAATTTAATAAGTGCTGTTACAGACGAAACAGGTTCAGGCTCTTTGGTATTTGCAACATTACCTACATTTGGCACTACAGGTGTTAAATTTAGTGGCTCTACTTCAGGCACAACCACAGTATTATCAGGAGCAACAGCAGGAACTTCTGTACTAACACTTCCTGTAGCTACAGATACTTTAGTAGGTAAAACAACTACTGATACGCTTACTAATAAAACTTTAACAAACCCAGTTATTTCAACCATTACAAACACAGGTACTTTAACACTTCCAACATCTACAGATACATTAGTTGGTCGTGCAACCACAGACACTCTTACTAACAAAACATTAACTAACCCTACTGTTACTAATTATGTAGAAACTGTTGTTGCTATTGGTACTGTTACAACATCCAATACATTATCACTAACTAACGGAACTGTACAAACAGCAACATTAACAGCCTCAACAGCTTGTACATTTACTATGCCTACTGCAACTGCAGGTAAATCATTTATCCTATTATTAAAACAAGCAGCAGCAACAGGTAACGGAACAGCAACATTTACAGGAGTTAAATTTACAGCAGCAGGAGCTCCAACAATTACAGCAACTGCTGGTAAAATGGATATACTATCTTTTGTAGCAGACGGTACAAATTGGTATGGTTCATACACTCAAGGTTATACTCCATAATGTTTGCAGCAAGAAATCTTTATTTATCTTCCATTCAATTTCCATATACCGTAAGTTATCTTACAGTTGCAGGAGGTGGCGGTGCTGGTTATTTTCGTGGTGGCGGTGGTGGAGCTGGTGGTATGCTTACAGGATCTACAACATTTTATTCTGGCACTACATATACTATTACCGTAGGTGCAGGAGGTTCAGGAACTGCTGGTGCTGCAACAAATGGTGGTAACTCTTCTATAACAGGTCTTACTGCTTCGGTAGGTGGTGGTATAGGTGGTAATTTATTTAATACAGCTCCAGTAGCTACATCTGGTGGTTCAGGTGGCGGTGGCGGTGGTACAAATTCTGGTGGACCTTATGCTGGTGGTGCAGGAACTTCAGGACAAGGTAACGCAGGTGGGTCAGGCTATACAGGTGGTGAACCATTTGCAGGTGGTGGCGGTGGTGGAGCTGGTGCTGTAGGAGGTAGTAATGTTATTAATGCTAATGGCGGTACAGGTACAGCTTCTTCTATTACTGGTTCATCAATAACTTATGCAGGCGGTGGTGGTGCAGGTGGATATGCTATTGGTGGTGGCAGCGTAGGTACTGGTGGTGCTGGCGGTGGTGGCACAGGAGTCAATGCTAATAACACAAATGGCGGTAATGGAACTGCTAATTTAGGTGGTGGCGGTGGTGGTGGACCTAATAGTGGTGGTAATGGAGGTAATGGTGGTTCAGGCGTAGTTATACTTTCTGTTCCCACAGCTAGTTACTCTAGTATTACAACAGGAAGCCCTACAATAACTACATCAGGTGGAAACACTATTATTAAATTTACAGGTTCTGGCTCATATACAGCATAAGGAAAAAAATATGTCACATTTTGCAAAAGTAGTAGATGGTAAAGTTACAGAAGTAATTGTAGCTGAACAAGACTTTATTGACAATTTAGATGGTAATTGGTTACAAACATCATATAACACACATGGTAATCAACATCCAGAAGGCAGACCTTTACGAGGTAATTACGCTGGTATTGGTTACACATACGATGCTATTAATGACGTATTTTACGGACCACAACCTTATCTATCATGGATACTAAACAATACAACATGGTTATGGGAAGCTCCTGTAGCTATGCCTACAGATGGTAAATTATATAAATGGGATGAATCTATTACTAACTGGGAAGAAGTAACACTTTAAGGATAAATTATGTTTGGTATAGCTAGTTTTTCCCAAGCTCCTTTTAGTTCTTTATCAGAAAATCTTGTTTTTGGTCAGGCTAACATTAATGCTTTAGCAACTATTACTGCTAACGCAAATAGTATTTTTAGTGGCAATGCTGTTATTACATCTAATGTAACGGTTACAGCAAATGGGTTTAGAGTACAATCAGCAACAGGTTCTATTACAGGTGTTGCAACAGTATCAGCTTTAGGTGGATTAGTAATTTTAGCCGATGCACAAATAGATGCAAATGCTTTTGTTACAGCTAGTCCTAATGCTATATTTTCAGCTTTTGCTTATGTAGAAGGTATAGGAAGTGTAACAGCTAAAGGCAGTAGGTTAGGTGAAGAATGGCTACCTGTACCAGTGGGCATAGAAGCATGGACACCAGTTACAGCAGGAACAGAAACTTGGACTGATACAACTCCAAGTACAGACATTTGGTTAAGACAAGGGTAAAAAATGGCAAAGACAAAAATTAGTGAATATTCAGCAACCCCAGCAAGTAACACAGACATTAGTAATATTAACATTGCTGAAGGATGCTCACCTGCAAACGTAAACAATGCTATTCGTTCTTTAATGGCACAAATTAAAGACCTACAAGCAGGTACGTCAGGTGATACTATTCCACTCACAGCAGGTGGCACAGGATCTACTACAGCTAGTGATGCTAGAACTGCATTGGGTTTAGTAATTGGCACAAATGTTCAGGCTTATGATGCAAATACAGTCTTTGATGATGTAGCTGCTACATTTACTGCTGCAAACTCATTTACTAATAAACAAACATTCACAGGCTCATCTAGTGTTATCTCATCTAAATTTGTTAATGCTGTAGAAGGTATAACAGTATCAGCTACCGCAGCTACAGGCACAATTAATTATGATGTAACTACACAATCAGTTCTTTACTACACAAGTAACGCTTCAGCTAATTGGACTGTAAACTTTAGAGCATCATCAGGCACAAGTTTAAATACCGCTATGTCTACAGGTGAGTCTATTACAGTAGTATTTTTAGTTACACAAGGTGCTACAGCTTATTACAATAGCGTAGTTCAAGTAGACGGCACAACTGTTACTCCTAAATGGCAAGGTGGCTTAGCACCAACAGCAGGTAATGCTTCAAGTATTGATATTTATTCTTATACTATTATAAAAACAGCTTCTGCTACATACACAGTTTTAGCATCTCAAATTCAATTTGCTTAAGGATAGATAATGCCTTTAATTTCAAGCAGAGCATTTAATTCTGCAAGAGGATATGGTTTTGCAGGTGCAAGTATACCTGCAATACAATATCTTGTTGTTGCGGCTGGAGGCGGTGGTGGTGGTTGGATTAATGGTTTAGCCAATGGTGGCGGTGGCGGAGCAGGTGGGTTATTAACAAACACATCTAAATTATTTCAAGCTGGTGTAACTTATACAGTCACAATTGGTGCAGGTGGAGCAGGTGCAGGTGGAGGTTCTACTGGTGCTAATGGTCAAAATTCATCTTTAATTGGCACAGGAGTATCAATTACATCTACAGGTGGAGGCGGAGGTGGTTCATATACTTCTAATGGAGCTAATGGTGGTTCTGGAGGCGGAGGTGGTAGGACAACTGCAGGGCTAGGAACTGTTGGACAAGGAAATAATGGTGCAAATGGTGATGGTGGTGCAAATGGAGGTGGTGGTGGTGGTGCAGGAGCTGTAGGCTCTGGAACTACTGGCGGAATTGGATTAACGTCATCAATTACTGGTACATCAACATATTATGCAGGCGGTGGTGGAGCTGGTGGTGGTGGAATAGGTTCTGGTGGTGCTGGCGGTGGTGGTAACGGAGGTTTTGGTGATAGAACTGCAGGGTCACCCAACACAGGTGGCGGTGGTGGAGCTGGTGGTAGCTCTAGTGGACCACCTATAGATGGAGCTTCTGGTGGTTCTGGAGTAGTTATTATAAGTTATCCTAAATCATGGAGAGCAGCAACAACTACAGGCAGTCCAACTGTCACTACAACAAGTACAAATAGAGTTTATAAATTTACATCTTCAGGTTCAATTATATTTTAATTATGACAACACAACGTATACAATTTAAAGACTGGTTACCTGACCAACCTAGTATTTTAGACACAGTATCAGAGGCTAACAATGTTATTCCTTTAGCGTTAGGTTATGGTGCATTTAAGTCAGCAGTAAACTATTCTGCAGACGCAAGCGAAAATTTAACTAATGTCTTTGCTACTAAAGTAGATAATGATGTTACTTTATTTGCAGGCGGTCTTACTAAACTATTTAAACTAGACTCATCTACTTTAGCATTAGATAATGTAAGTAAGAGTGCAGCAAGAACCATAAGCAATGTAGCCTTAACATCTAACGTAGCTACTATTACAACTGCTTCTGCTCATGGCTTTAGCACAGGCGATACTGTAACAGTAGACGCAAGTAACAATGTATTTGATGGTAGTTATGCTATTACTACTGTTCCTACAGCTACTACTTTTACTTACGCTAAAGTTAATGCAAATATTACAAGTGCAGCAGCTACAGGAACAGTTATAGGAAGTGCTTATACAAGCACATATAGATGGCAATTTATACAGTTTGGTAATTATGCTATTGCTACAAATGGATCTGAAAAAGTGCAATATTATGATGTCAACGCATCTAGTTACTTTGGCGATTTAGCCGCAGCAGCTCCTATTGCTAAGTTTGTAACAGCAGTTCGTGATTTTGTAGTATGTGCAAATATAGGTGCAGGCACAAATCCAGCAAGAGTAAACTGGAGTGATATTAACGACCCTACAGATTGGACAGCAGGCGGTGCTTCACAAAGTGACTTCCAAGAACTTCCTGATGGTGGTGACATTACAGGCATTACAGGTGGTGAGTTTGGTTTAGTGTTCCTAGAAAAAGCCATTGTGAGAATGTCATACATTGGCTCACCTTTATTCTTTCAGTTTGACACGATTAGTCGTAACGTAGGATGTTTAGAAAGTGGTTCTATAGCTCAATATAGTGGAGTTACTTACTTCTTAGCAGATGATGGATTCTACTCATGTAACGGACAACAAGTTACCCCTATCGGTGCAGAAAAGGTAGACAGATTCTTTTTTAACAACGCTAACATTGGGGACATAGATACTATCTCATCAAGTATAGATCCTGAACGTAACCTAGTTATTTGGAACTATACTAATACTTCTGGTGATAGAGAATTACTTATATATAACTTCCAAACACAAAAATGGTCTAGTGCTGATACGGACGTAGATTATCTAGGTACTCTTGCTACAACTGGAACATCTTTAGAAGGTATAGATACTGCCTACAACATAACAGCAGGTTCATTTGTAGCTACAAAACAATATACGATTAGAAGTGTAGGAACAACAGATTACACGCTTATAGGTGCAGTCGCTAATACAGTAGGTGTATTATTTACAGCTACAGGTGTAGGATCAGGCACAGGTGTAGCCATAGATATGGCAGCCTCAGCCGCAGCACTCAAGACGATAGACACGCTTACAACTACAATGGATGACAGACTCTACAAAGGTGGTAAGTTTGTTTTTGGTGGTGTTCGTGATGCTAAGATTATTACCTTTACAGGTACTAATGCTACAGCTAGTATTACTACAAACGACCTAGAATACGGATATAACTCTGTGCTTACCCTCATTAGACCTTCTGTAGATAATGGCTCTGCGGACGTTTCTGTGGCTTCTAGACGTATGTTAGACGATACTATTACATTTGGTTCTAGTGTATCTGCAAGCTCAGAAGGTAGATGTCCTGTAAGAAGTGCTAGTCGTTATCATAGAGTAAGTCTTACCCCTACAGGTGCTAACTGGTTCTCAGCAATTGGTATGGATATAGATTACTCTACACAAGGTACTAGATAATGGCTCGTAGTGATATGTACCGCAAACTACCCTTTCAGGGTGGTGATGCAAGAAGTGTAGCAGAAATAGTAAACAACCTAGTAGAAGGTAAGTCTAACAATACAGGTGAATTTTCTACTACTGTTAGCACTACAACCACTACGCTAAGCGATGAACGTATAGGCTTTAACTCAGTCATTGTAATTATGCCATTAGATCTAAACTCTGCAGCAGAACTTAAAGACGTTTACTTTGATACATTTACACAAGGCTCTTGCACAGTTCATCATGGCAGTCATGGCGTTTCAAGGAATTATCGTTATATAATAGTAGGATAATGAAACTTAAATACGTCAACCCTAACGAATTAAAACAAGTTTGGAATCAGATCAAACCAAGTCTAGGTGAAATAGCTGAGCTAGGTGGTGACTGGATTCCAGAAGATGCCTATTGTGATATTAAGGTAGGTAAAGCTCAACTATATCTAGGCATTAAAGACGGTTACTTTATAGGCTACATTATAACACAGCTTATAAACAACTCACTTCATGTATGGGCTGCTTATAGTCAGTCACATGACATACTGTCAGAAGGTTTAGCAGAGATAGCGGAAATAGCACATAAGTCTAATGCTAAAGACATAACATTTAGTTCTTACCGTAAAGGCTTTGAAAAGATTGCACCAAAATTAGGATTCAGACCATACACATGGAGGTTTGAGTGCTAAAGTTTTATGTAGTTCCTACATCACATATCCAACAAACATGGGACAAAGTAGAGATCATGCTAGATAGAGCTATGGCTCATTCTGGTGGTGAATATGACCTTGACCAACTTAAAGTATTGCTTACTCAAGGTAAACAAGTTCTTTGTGTGGGTGCAGAAGAAGATTTAATAATTAAATGTGCTATGACTATAGAGTGGATTAACTACCCTAACGACAGAGTAGCATTTATAACAGCTATTGGTGGCAAGACAGATAAAAAAGGTTTTGGTGAATTTGAACAATGGGTTAAAGCAAACGGTGGTACAAAAATACAGGGAGCAGCTTTTGAAGCAGTAGCTAGGCTTTGGAAACGTGCTTACGGATTTGAAAACAGATATATTATAGTGGAGAAACAAATAACATGATTAATCTTAATAACTGGCTATTTAATTTAGTAGATAGTTTTACCTTTTATAAAGGCGGTGGCGGTGGAGGTGGTTCGTCTGAAACTAAAAACCAACTAGATCCTACAGTACAACCATTTGTTAAATATGGTCTTGAAGAAGCTCAAAATCTTTATAAAACAGATACTCCAGAATATTATGCTGGTCAAACTTATGTTAGTCCATCTGCACAAACAACAACAGGATTATCACAGGCTGAAGCTCGTGCTAGAGCAGGCAATCCATTATTAACTGGTGCACAAACTCAACAAGGTGCTACAGTAGGTGGTAGTTATTTATCTGCTGGTAATCCATATTTTTCTGCTGCTATGAGAGGTGCTGGTGAAAGTGCTACGCAAACCTATAATGATGCTATTAAAGCTGCACAAGGTAATGCTTCTTTGGCTGGTCGTTATGGTTCTGGTGTATCTGCTGATATTCAAAATCGTGCTGCCAATACTTTAGCTAATACACTTACTAATAAGTACGGTGAGTTTGCTGCACAAAACTATGCTAACGAAAGACAATTACAACAACAATCTGCCCTTAATGCACCTGCACTTGCACAAGCTGACTATGGTGACATTCAACAACTTCTAAACGTAGGCAAGACTCAAGAAGATTATTCTAAAACTGCATTACAAGCTGACATTGACAGATTTAACTTTCAACAAAATAAACCATACCAAAAACTATCTGCTTATCTTGGTGCTGCCTATGGTGCTCCTACAGGTACAGTATCTACTACTACGCAATCTGGTGGTGGCAAGATAGTATGTACAGCTATGAATCAAGCATACGGTTTTGGTAGCTTTAGACAAGCTATCTGGTTACAACATTCAGCTACAATGCCTAACGCTAAACAAATTGAGAAGGGTTATCACAGACTATGCCTTCCAATAGTAAACTTTGCGTTTAGTGCAAAACCAACATGGACTCGTAATATTGTACGCAAAATTGCAGAACATATTGCACGTCACAGAACTGCTGACTTATGGAAAGAAATGCGTGGTAAAAAACGTGATCCATTAGGTCGTATTTATCGTGCAATTATTGAACCAATATGCTACTTAGCAGGAAAGGTCTAACATGGGTCCTCCATTACTAATAGGAGCAGGTTTAGGTGCTGCTACATCTCTTGCTATGGGTAAAAACCCATTTATGGGAGCATTACTAGGCGGTGCTACAGGCGGTGCATTTGGTGGTGCTGGTGGCTTTGGTAGTGGCTTTACACAAGGTGGTGGACTATTATCCTCTTTAGGTTCTACTGCTACTAATGCTGGAGTTCAACTAGGCTCTACAGCTGCAAATCTTGCAGACGATGTAGCATTAAACGCTGTAGATGACATAGCATTTAATCAAGCATTTAATACTGCACTTCCTACAAGCGTAGCTGGTGGTGGTGGTGCTAAAATAAACATTAGTCCATATCTTAATGTAGCTGATGACGGTTTAGGGTTTGCTGCATCTGGTGCACCTTCTACTGGAATTCCATTTTCATTTGGAAAAGAAATAAATCCATTAACAATGGACCCTAGAAGATTTGCTGTAGATACTCCATTAACATTTGGCGAAAGACTTTCTGATTTAGGTTCAAGTGCATTTTCATATGGGAAAGATAATCCTATGACACTATTAGGTGGTGCTAATACACTTTCAAATTTATCTGCACAAACTGAACAAAACAAACAAAAAGAATTAAACGATGCTGTTGCTAGAGGAACACAACCTATAGCGAAAAAAGACTTTGATCCATCATCTGTTATTGCAGCAGCTCCTAGTTATGGTTTATCTAGGGATGAAGTTGCTAGGGGTAAAGTGGCTCAAATGGCTTCACAAGCAAGATTAAATGACGAAGACAAGCGAAGAATTGGTCAATTTTACCAATCATTAATAGGATAACAAAATGGCAGATATACAAGGATTATTAGATAGTTTTTTCTTAACAAGACAAAATCCAGTTACTGGCATTCTTACAACAGATGAACAGGAAAAACTAAGACAACAACAATTAATAGGCACTGGAATTGGTGTAGCTACTGGTTTAGCATCAAATTATAATAAAGGTCCGCTTGGGGCTATATTAGGTGCATATACTGGCGGTGTAAGTGGTAGACAAGCTCCAGTTGATACTGCATTAAAAAACTACATGACCACTGGTGAATTAAATAAAATGATGCAAGACCTTAGATTAGGTCAGTTTAATTTAAAAGAAAAAGAAAGATTTGAAGCTGGTCTTGCTGATGCAATTAAAAGAGACCCAAGTTTAGCTAATTCTTATTTTGTTGACCCAAAAGGAACATTAGAAAGATTCCAAAAAACACAAGAAAAATTTAGACCTCTTCCAGAATATGACAAACAAGACCTGAATTTAATGGGGCAACTTGGCATTGATAGGCAAAATATGACTGCCGAAGATTTTCAAGATTTGAACCTTGCTAAAGATACAATTAGCTCTTTAGAAAAAGCAAAATTAGCTGTTTCAAGGGCAGAATTTAAATCAAAAAATACTCTTGTACCTCTTGATGATTTGCCATCTGCTGATAGTGTTATTGCAAAAATTAAAGCTAATAGAATAAAAAGATTGTCTCAACCAACCGATGCACAATCTCAAACTCAACCAGCTCAGGTTCAACCAACACAAACTCAAACACCTCAAGCTCAACCAGCTCAGGTGCAAGAACAACCTAAACCAGCTGCTGTTAATAAAACACAAGTACCACAAACAAACACTACGGCAACGCCTTCTGCAAAGACTGTATCTAATGTTCCTTTTGTAAAGAGACCAAATGTATCTCCTGTTGCAAGACAACAATTATTAGACAATCAAGGTGAGATTCAAAAAAGATTAACTGATTCATTTACCAGTTTAAATAAATTTGAACAAACAGTTTTTGACATTATTACTGATAAAGACTTTGATAACGCATTTGGACCATTAGCAACAAAACGTGCTGGTATTGAAGGTACAGCTGCATTTAAAATCAATAACCTTATTACAAGTACAGAAGGTGCTGCTTTAGTAAGCGAGTTAAAATCATTAAAATCATTGTCTCCTCAAGGCTCAGCTGGAACTGGTCAGTTGTCAGAAAAAGAAGGTGAAAGAATTATTGCATCTCTAAACAAGATTAAATTAGGTCTTCCACCAGAAGAAGGAAAGCGTGTAGTTCTTGAGCTATTACAAACTATTCAAACAGCTAAATCAAATATTAATCAAGGTTATACCAATGATTATGGTAATGATTTTGAATTTCCAAAGTCACAGTTTTTACCATTAGAGACAAAAGTAAAAACAGACAAAGGTGAGATCAAAGTATATTCTGGAGCAAATCCATATATTAAAAAAAGATTTCCAGCCAAAGCTGCTGGGCTAGATGCAAATGCACAGTATTATATTATGAATAACGAACTATATTATTTCTAGGATAAATAATGGCTGATGATTTATATAAATTAACAAATAATAAAGTTCCAGATATTACTACAGCAGGTCCTTTAAAAGCAGGCACTGTGGCTGATGTTCCAACGGACTTTTCTTTTTTAAGAGCTGGTGCAAATGTGCCTCAAAACTTATTGGATATATTGCGTGGTGGCTACAATGTAATCACTAACGCACCACAAGTTGGTTATGCAGCTGGTGAAACTCTTGCTGGAGGTGCACAAGCAGCAGCAAGAAAAAGTTTAGGTCAAATGTATTCTCCAGAAAAAGTATTGGAAAAAATGCCAGTATCTAGACAAGAAGAAATGTTTAGAGCATTTGCAGCACCGTACCAAAGTGCAGAATCATTTAAACAATATGCTCAAGAAAGACCAGTAGAAGCATTGCTTGATATATCTTCTGGTGTTGGTATTGCATCTAAAGTTGTGCCATACAAAATACCATCTGCTACAGGAAAAGTTCCATTTACAGATAGGCAAGTAACTACTCCTGCGGTAGGATTTTCAGAACTATCTAAAGCAACAAATCCTTTATATTTAAGTGGAAAAGTATTAGAAGCTGGTCTTCCTCCAATATTAGGATTAACAACTGGCGTTGGTGGTCAAACTGTTAAAAAAGTATATGAAGCATCTAAAGCTGGTGTCAATAGTGCAATTGATCAAATTGTAGGAAAAACACAATCAATAGATGTGTTGAATAAAGCAAAAGCTGGCTTGCAAGAAATGATTGCACAAAAAAATATACAGTATTCAACAGGTAAAAAATCTAGTCCATTTAAATCTGCAGATACTGGATGGGCTGCAAGTCCAGCTAAATTAGATTTTACCCCAATTAGAAAATCATTTGATGATGCTAAAAAATCTATTACATACAAAGGTGAAGTAAGTGTTGGTGATAAAGAATTAGCAGCTATTAATGAAGTAGAAAAAATTATTAATAATTGGGAATCAAAACCAAGACTTCATACAGCAGCTGGTTTAGACTTTTTAAAACAAAGAATAGATGCTGTTTATCCAGACGATATAAAAATGACTCAAGCACAAAGAGTTATAGATACTACTCGTAATGGCGTTAAAAATTATTTAGTTAAAGAAGTTCCAGAGTATCAAAAAGCAATGGCAGATTATGAAAACTCTATTGAAACTATTAGAGAAATTGATCGTGGATTGCTTGGTGGAAATAAAGCATCTCAAGAAACAGCATTAAGAAAATTGTTAAATACTACTCGTGATGAAACTGGTATTAAATTATCACTTGCAGATAAAATGCAAAAAGCTACTGGCATTGATTTAGCAACCGAAATTGCTGGTGCCTCAATGAAATCTTATGAGCCAAAAAATCTTCTTGGTACATTGGGTGGTGGTGCTGGTATTGCCAATGCTTTATTTGGTGGTGCTGGGTTAACACCTGCAACAGCATTGGGTATTGGTATTACATCACCTAAAATTACTGGTTTATTAGCTACAGCTGGCGGTAAACTAGGTAGGTATGCTAATCCTATTGATTTAACTGCTAAAACAGGGGTACAACTTAAAAAAGTTCAAGAAGCTCAAGGTTTATTAGAGCCAGACTTATACTTACAACAACTTGATCAAATGTATCAAAATCAAAGATAAAGGTTTATTAATGAGCAACGAAATTGATCCAATACAATACGGACAACTGATAGCCCAAGTACAAAATCTACAAGACAAGGTAGACTCTATGGAAACAGACATAAAGTCGCTCCTAGAGCTTGCAAACAAGTCCAAAGGTGGCTTCTGGGCAGGTATGGCTATTGCTTCTGCTATCGGTGGTTTTATTACCTTTGTAACCAATCATTGGTTAGGAAAGTAACATGAAACAACTACTCATGGCAATAACTTTATTGTTGCTGTGGGTGTTTCTTTATGACTACGCAGAAAGTAAAGAACTTGTAAAAGAAATGAGCATGGCTACAGAAGCAGGTGAAATAGTATTAACTTCTGAGGAGTGTGCATTTAAAAAACAAGGTTTACAAGGTTATGAATACGCTGCTTATGCAACTGACAAAGGGCATCCTAACCATGAAGGTTGTTGGAAGTCTGATAGCTATGAAGGTAAACAAGCAGTGTATATTTATTTCCCAGAAATAAACCAAACAGCAGTATTTGACGCTAAACTATTTAAACCTAAAGCCACGATATGACATTTATTACAGAAAACAATATAGCTAATCTTTATTCAGCTTTAATAGAGTTTCCTGTTTTTGATGAGTATAAACTTCCGCCTGCATCTAAAGTAGACTTTGTAATTGTGCATGATGACAGTATGTGTGGACAATACGAACCACCAGAGCAAGGTGATCCACATATCATTACAATCAGCACAGCACGTCATACTCATTTGTATCCAGTCTTAATGACTTTATGCCATGAGATTATACATATGTGCGTATATTTAGACTCACCTAAAACAGACAAGTATACTAGCCATAAAGGCTTATTCTTAAAACTACAAAAACGTGTAGCCAATCATTTAGGGTTTGACCCAAAGGAGTTGTAATGTTAGGTTCAATCGTATCTTTAATTTTACCAGCCTTAGTCCCAGCGTTTGCTGACGGAGCTAGAGGTCTTATAGCAAAGTTTACAGGTGGTGCTGGTGGACAACCACAAAACATTACAGAACGTATAGAGCTTATGAAAGCAGAAGCTGAAAAGCTACAGGCTTTAGCTCAATTAGATAGTGTCAATGGTGAACCCTCTAAATGGATAGTAGACCTTCGTGCATCCTTTAGATACATCATTATTAGTGCTATTATGGTGTTTACTGCTATTGTAGTATTCAACCCTGACATTGTAGGTGCTACTGTAGTCGCAGTATTCCTTGACATGACTGGAGCTTGTATGTCTTTTGTTATTGGCGAAAGAATGTACTTGACACTTAAAAAATGATTGTATTAAATTTAATGAATTTTATTGGGTTGTCTTTTCTTAAATTAATTGTTATTGCTTTATTGTTTATAGCTATGGGATTTTCTTTGGCGTTTATGATAGCAATGGAAAAACTTACAAACGTATTGGAATATATTAATTCATATGTTGATTGAAGTAAAAAGGTTTGAATTTAAAGACACACATACTGTAGGCAAGATGTATGTAGACGGTGTATATGAATGTTATACGCTAGAAGACGTAGTTAGAAATGGCACTAAAGTATTAGGTAAGACTGCTATTCCTATTGGTGAATATAAACTCATTGTAGACGTTTCTACACGTTTTAAACAGGACATGCCACACATACTAGACGTTCCTAATTTTACAGGTGTTCGTATCCACTCTGGCAACACTTCAGCAGATACAGATGGATGTATATTACTTGGCTCAACATGGGCAGGCAAAGATTTTATAGGCAACTCTAAAATAGCATATAACAAATTCTTTGAGAAACTAAAGAAAGCTAAAACAGCAACTATTAAAATATGTTAGAGTATTTAATCTGCGATATCCTTTGTGCTATTGACCATTTAAAATATGTATTACTCTTGCTCTGTGTATTTCTAGTATATAATAGTTTATCTAAACACTAGAGACTACTATGAAAATATTACTTATTGATATAGAAGTAGCACCAAATACTGCTCATGTCTGGGGTATCTTTGACCAGAACATCTCTATAAATCAATTACTAGAATCATCTTATACTCTTTGCTATGCAGCCAAGTGGTATGGTGAATCTAAAATTATGTTTGACTCTATTCAAAAATCTGGCAAACAAAAAATGCTAGACTCTGTGCATAAACTTCTTGACGAAGCTGATGCCATCGTTCACTACAACGGTTCTAGGTTTGACATACCCATACTACACAAAGAGTTTTTACTCTCTGGTATGCCGCCTCCAGCACCCTCTAAACAGATAGATTTATTACAGGTAGCAAGAAGACAGTTTAGGTTTGTTTCTAACAAGTTAGATTATGTTGCACAGGCTTTAGGATTAGGTGGTAAGACAGAACATGAAGGACATGCTTTATGGGTCAAGTGTATGAATGATGATCGTAAGGCATGGAAAATTATGGAAGAGTACAATAAAAACGATGTTGTGTTATTAGAAAAAGTTTATGATAAATTTAAAGGTTGGATTAAACACCATCCTAATCATAATGCTTATTCCGCACATTCTTGTTGTCCAAATTGCGGTTCTAACAAATTACAAAAGCGTGGTACTGCTATTACTACAACTAGACATTATCAGA